CAGCCTTTCTTACCAATAACGATAAGAGTCTGTACCAGCGTTTTAGAGACCTCATAGTTTCAGTGGGTATAGGAACCGTTTGTTATCTTGTTCCAAACTCACTTCTTTACGGTTGGTTAATTAAAGAAGACCTCATATCCAAATTGGCCATAAATATCGACCCGACAAGGTTTCAGTATGAGCGTTTGTCGGCAACTGAACCCATGTATGAAGGCGTTTTTGCCGATCCTAGTTTCTCTTTTGATCCAGTTTTACCTGCACCACTGAATGGTTTCGAGTGTCATATTTGTTCCTCAGTTTATGGAAAATTGGGTAAACAAATTTTAAAATGTGAACATAAAAACACACAGGTGACGATGTCCATGTCTACTGAAGAATTGGCCGATCTTCAAGTTAAATTGAACGACACCGACGAAACCGCGCCTGGTCTGGCTGCGGTTATGAAGCGTGCTGGACAGAAACTGCCGAGGTTGGGATTTTCACACACCGTTACGATGCATTACATAAAAGGCGGCCCTGGTTGTGGTAAGTCCGTTTTTATACGCACTATAGCCCAATTGTGCGACCTTATATTAGCGCCTTTTTCGCGCTTGCGTAAGGATTATGTTAGTGTTCGTCGTGAAAGGTTCGGTAACGCAACTGCAGCAGAAGTCTCAGATGAGGAGCTAATAGACTTCGTTTTTAAGACCCAACATAGGGCTGTTGAAGCCAATATCGGTGCAAGAAGGATCTTTGTTGATGAATTTCCGAGTTTCCCTTATGAGTTTTTAATGATTGCTGCATATCTCAATGGTACGGAGGAGATCTATCTTGTTGGTGACACCCAACAGACTGGCATTCGCGAGTCCGAGAATGAGGGATATTATATTGGCAATCATGTTGATATTACGACTCTGGGTAAGCATACGTTATTGCGAAATTTTAGGAACCCCGCAAAAACTGTTGCATATCTTAATAGGGTGCATGGTTATGTAATGGAACCGATGTCCACCGAACCTGGGGAAGTCATCGTCGTTGCGAAAAATGATCTGCCTAAACTTGATAGAAGCTTGCAAATGGCTTTTTCGCATGTAACGTGTATTAAACATGAGTTGGGCACAACGACAGTAAGATCTTGTCAGGGTGCTGATGAAGGTTGGGTCGTTTTGTATGTTGGTGAAGATGACAGCACACTTCCCACCCAGTCAGAATTGGCTATCGTCGCTATGTCACGCCACAAACGCGGACTTTTTATAGTTACGGACGAAAGCGATATTGCTACCAATTTTATTCAATCCCTTCAATTGGATGCGTGGAACGATTGGGCTCTGGATTTGCCTCATTACAGCCCCGAAGATTTTAAGGTCGCGCCTGTCCCAAATAAGGATGTTGTTAACGCCTGGTTATATGATAACGGCCTCATAAAAGATAAACCTATTATTAATGTTCCTCGTTCTGAGCTTGCTGAGTTGACCGAAACTCTGCGCGAACGTCTAAAACCCAGCGAACCGTTGTCACAAGCTACTTTTGTTAGGACTGCCGAGAAAGTGACCGCTGCTTTGGGGGTTGTGCGGCCTAGGCCGAATGCCTCCGACTTTTCAGTCGTTAATCCTGTTACCACAAGTCTGACAGTTGTCTTGGAAGATCCACCTTTAAGCGAGGTTTCTACACTCGTTGATGACTCCATGCCCAAAGTCGTGACGTGGCAAGGTTCGATGCTAAAAACTGTTGGCTTGACGAGTGGCAGCATTAGGCCGGTTAATGACGTCTCCAAGTTCGACTTTGTCCCGTCTCAACCCGTTAAGGTGGACAAGGGCAAGGGTAAACAAATAGATCCAGAGCGTGTTTTGGCGTATAACGAAACCGTCATGAAATATATACCTGTCGATCGTGGTAATTTTCATGTCGTGGGTGATGAACCACTTGAAACGCCGTTGCCAGTACCTAAGGCTATCGCCCCGGTGGCGATGGGCGAGATTGCCTCAAGTTTGTTACCTAATACTGCTCAGCATGAAAATGTGACTTCTGCTAACCTTGTTGCTTCGGCACATCTGCGTGGCAGTTTTCGCACCGGTGTTATGAATCTGGATGCTTTTACGCCTGTGTCTGCTAGGGGAAATCCAAAAGTGTTGAGAAGACATATAAGCAATTTTTCCATGGCAATGGTTTGCATTATGGTGACGGTAAACCGCCGCAGTTATATAATGTTCTACAAACAAGGTATTTGGGTAGTAAGAAGCGATTCCCTTTTAATCAGAAAGCGCAATCTTTGGCGATAGATATCGCCAATCGATATGTTGATGACTGCTTCGACACCAATGTCCATTTTGATGAATATATGATGCAATTGCTTGTTGCAGAATTTGATAAGGCCGCAGAGGCGAAAAACTATTGCGCTCAATATGTTGGTATCGACAACCCCGACATTAATCAGGTCAGATTTCACCTTAAAGATATCTATAAGCCCAAGGGTATTGGCGAACCCGATGTTTTTAAGGTCGGACAGGGCATATCGGCTTGGAATAAAGACCTACAAATATTGTTTGGTGCTCCCATGCGAATTATGAACAGTCACCTTAAGAACGCTTTGCGTAGTCACATAATCTATGATAATAGAGAAACTGAGGATGAAATACGGTCAAAAATGCAGATTTTATTCAATTCAATCCCGGAGACCGCTACTTTTGCCCAATGTGATTGGACCGAGATGGATTCTGTGCAAAATGAATTTACTCAGGCTATAGAGAAACAAGTTTTGAGGAGAATGAAGGCCAGTGAAGAGTTTCTGGATCATTATTATCGTTTCAGG